GCGTGGATATGGACTTTCTGGACCTGCCCTTGCCGGGGGCGGAGCAGCGGGCAAGGGTGGCGATCCGGGAGGCCGTGGAACAATGGGAGCCGAGGGCCACGGTAACGGGTATCACCTTTGGCCGGGACGGAGCCAGCGGCAGACTGATACCGACGGTGGAGGTGGAGATCGCCGAACAGTAATACTGTGCGGCGGGGGTCCCCGAAAAATCCGCAGATTTTTTGGGGAGAGGACGAGTGCCGGAATGAGAGAGCTTTCCCGTTTACGGGGAAGCGAAGGATATGGAGGTTACGAGGACGATGAGCAGGGCACAGTACGAATTTATTCCCATGGACCCGGACGAGATCGCCCAATGGCTGACAGAAGCGTATGAGAACCTGACGGGGGTAACAGTCCAGCCGGGTTCCCCGGAGCGGCTGTTTATCCAGTGGGTGACGGCGGCGGTGCTGCATGAACGGGGCCTTGCCAACTGGGCGGCCAACCAAAACCTCCCCAGCCGGGCGGAGGGGGAAAACCTGGACGCCCTGGCGGAGCTGTTCTACACCAAGGCAAGGCCGGAGGCCACGGCGAGTACCTGCACCATGCGCTTCACCATTTCCGAGGCCCAGACCTTTGCGGTGCTTATTCCAGGCGGCACCCGCGTGACAGATACCAGCGCCGCCTGCGTGTGGGAGACGGTGGAGGATGTGTACGTCAAGGCCGGGGACACCTACGCCGACGTGAAAGCCAAATGCCAGACCGTGGGGGCATCCGGCAACGGGTATGTACCGGGGCAGATCAACACACTGGTGGACCTGTTCGCCTATTACCTCTCCTGCGAAAATATCACGGAATCGGACGGCGGCGGAGACCGGGCCACCGACGAGGAATTTTACGAGCTGCTGCGGCTTTCTATGGACGGCTACTCCTGCGCCGGTTCGCGGGGCGGGTACATCTACTTCGCCAAGCAGGTGGACACGTCTATTGCTGACGTGGTGGCCGCCTCCCCTTCGCCGGGGGTGGTGAAGCTGTATGTCCTGATGGACGACGGCACCATAGCCACCGAGGAAATGAAGCAAAAGGTCCTGGACGCCTGCAACGAGGACTTCACGCGGCCATTCACAGACTTTGTTTCCGTGGAGGACCCGGAGCAGGTGACGTACAACATCCGCCTGAAATACTACGTCCAATCGGACGCGGAGACGGACGGCGAGGCCCTGGCCCTGGCGGTGACGGAAAAGGTGGGCGAGTACACCGACTGGCAGAGTGCAAAGCTGGGGCGGGATATCAACCCGTCGCGGCTCATTTCCATGCTGATGGAAACGGGCATCAAACGGGTGGAACTGCAAGAGCCGTCCTTCGTTGACCTGAACGACGGGAGCGGGACAGAGGCCCCACAGGTGGCGGTTTTAGGGACCGTGACCATTGAAAGCGGGGGCTACGAGGATGAATAGGGGCATCACGAAAGAAAACCTACTGTTCGTCCTCCCTTCCGCCCTGAAAGCGGATGAATCCACCGAGGCGCTGGGCGAGGCGGCGGCGGAGCTGCTGGCCGGGCGGGTGGACGAGATCGACCGGCTGCGGATAATCTCCAACATCGACGAGCTGCCAGCCGGGGCGCTGGCTATCCTGGCGCGGGATTTCAAAGTGGACTGGTGGGACCCCAACTACACCCTGACCCAGAAGCGGCAGACGGTGAAAGACAGCTGGAAGGTCCACAAGACGCTGGGAACGCGGGGCGCTGTGGAAACGGCACTAAGGGCGGTGTTCCCTGGGGCGCAGGTCAAGGAGTGGTTCCAGTACGGCGGAGAACCGTACTGCTTCCGAGTGGAGATACCGATACCGGAAGATGGCGTAACGGCCCAGCAGCAGCGCCGGATGTTGGAACGGATGCGGTATTACAAAAGCCTCCGGTCCCATCTGGATTGCGTGGAGTACCAGACGGAGACGGAGGGCGCGGCAAGGGCGGCGGCGTTTGTGTCGGCGCGAATGACCGTGGAGGTGTGGCCGGAGCTGGTGACGGCGCTGGAGATCACCGACAGGACCGGAAACGTGGCGGCCAGCAGGGCCAAGGAGACCGTGGAAGTGTTCCCGGCGCTGACGGAGCGCCTTGAAGTGTCAGCGCAGGCCGGTCCGGCGGCCATCACAGCCGGACGGCAGACCGTTGAAATATTCCCCAGCCTGACTGAGCGCCTGGACATTCAGACAGAGAGCAGGCGGACGGCGGGCACGGCAGCAAAACAGGTGGTTGAAATTTTCCCGGACAATGAGCCGGGAGGCGAGGAGGAAACGCAATGAGCGAGATCGTGGCAACCAAGGACAGCCGAAAGTATAAAACCCTGGTCACGGACCTGGGTAATGAGAAGATCGCGGCGGCGGCCCTGAACGGCGAGAAGGTCAGCGTGGTAGCGGCGGGGGTGGGCGACGGAGACGGGGCCTACTACCTCCCCACGTCGGACCAGACCGCATTGAAGCGCGAGGTTTGGCGGGGCGATATTGCCAACAAGGAGATCAACGCCCTGTCCAAAAACATGATCGACATTAAGATCGTGCTGGACGGCAGCGTGGGCGGGTTCACCGTTCGGGAGATCGGCCTATTTGACGAGGACGGGGACATGATCGCCGTGTGCAATGTGCCGGACACGGAGAAGGTGGTGATCGCGGACGGTATTGCCGCCACCCTAACCCTTATCATGCACGTGGCCTTTGTGAACGTGGACGCGGTGGAGTTCAACGTGGACCCCAACATGGACACGGCATCGGTGGAGACTGCCAGAATCACCGTGAAGCGGGAGGACTGGGAGACGGCCGAGGACGAGAGCGGCTACGCCTATCAGGCGGACGCGGCTGTTTCCGAGGCAACCAGTCTGAAAATCCCCATCGTGACGCTGGACACAGACAGCCTTTCGGCGGCATCCGCCAGCGAGGTAAGCACCACGGCGGAGACCATTTCCGGGGCCGTGCGGCTGCGGGCCAAGAGCGTTCCCAGTACCGACCTGACCGGAACCGTGACGCTGATCGGACAGGGCGGCAGCTCCAGCGGCGGCGGTAGTGGCGGCGGCGGAACGACGGAGATCGGCGACGGGCTGACCTATACCGCAGACGGTAAAGTTGCCGTAAAGACCGGCGACGGGCTGACCATCGACGAGGACGGCGCGGTAGCCGTGGACGGCAGCACCATGACCGACGAGACCAAGACCACCCTGGTGGACGCCCTGACCGGCTCCGAGGAGGCCAAGGCCGCGCTGGTGGACGCCCTGACGGGTACGGAGGAATCCAAGACCACGCTGGTGGACGCCCTGACCGTGCCGGAGGAGGACGCCCGCGCCATGATCGACGAGCTGTACGACTGACCGAGCGGGCGGGCGCAGAGGCCCGCCCCTACATGATGTATTCACCACGTTTAGCCGCGTGTTGAATAAATATTACTTATTTTACAGGAGGAAAAAACAATGGCTAACGAATACGATCTGAGCATGGTAGCGAGACTTGCTGACCTGAAATACCTGGGCCAGCGCACGGACAAGCGCCTGGACGCCCTGGAGGAGAAGGCCGCCAGCATCCCCACCAAGGTGAGCGACCTGACCAACGACAGCAAGTACCAGACCAAGGACGAGGTGACCAGCGCCGTCAAGGCCGCTGTGGCCGGTGCCCTCCAGCCTGCCGGTTCCGTGGCTTTCGCCTCCCTGCCCGCCCTGAACGCTGACAACCTGAATAAGATCGTCAACGTGACGGACAAGTTCACCACCACCGCTGACTTCGTGGAGGGCGAGGGCAAGAAGTACCCCGCAGGCACCAACGTCGCCATCATCAACGTGGGGACCAGCGAGGCCCCGGAGTACAAGTATGACGCCTACACCGGCGTGATCGACACCTCCGGCTTCGCCACTCTGGTGGACGGCGGCACCAAGGACGATATCGCCGTGCTGGACGCCAACGGCAATATTGCCGACGGCGGCAAGAAGGTGTCCGACTTCGTGGAGAAGGAGACCGGCAAGGGCCTGTCCACCAACGACTTCACCGACGAGCTGAAGAACAAGCTGGACGGCGTGACCTCCGGCGCTACCAAGACCGAGGCATCCGAGACCAACGGCAACATCAAGATCAACGGCACCGAGACCACCGTTTACACCCACGACACCCACACCGAGTACACCTCTGGCCTCTATAAGGTCACCGTGGACGGCAAGGGCCATGTGACCGCTGCCGAGGCCGTGGCAAAGGCTGACATTACCGGCCTTGGCATCCCCGGCCAGGACACCACCTACAGCGCCGCCACCACTTCCGCTGACGGCCTTATGTCCTCCAGCGACAAGAGCAAGCTGGACGGCATCACCTTCTGCACCGATGAAGCCGTCAAGGCTATGCTGGACGACATCTACGGTGCGGAGACCACCGAGGGCTAATCCGATCAGGCGTAGCGCAAAAAGAGTAAGGGCCGGGGGAATACCCCTGGCCCTTCCCTTTTAGAAAGCAGGTGAGATTTTGAGCGAGGCAACCAAAAGAGAAACCGGGCAGGCCGTCACCGGCGAACAGCTGGAGGAAACGGCCAGAAGGGCGCATGACCACGCGGCGGATGTGGCGGCCCTGTCGGCAAGCCTCATTGAGACGATGGCGAAGGTCAAAGCCGACAAGGGAAACTCTGTCGCGCTCACCATCCCAGTGAAGGGGTGGGCGTCTGACGAGGTGGAGGACGACGAGACCGAGGACGGCGACGAGCCGGAGACGGACAGCTACCCCTATTACCTGGATATCCCCATTGAGGGATTGACGGCAAAGGACCGGGTGGACGTGACCGTGGCCGCGTCCAGCGCGTCGGCGGCGGTCAGCTGCGGGCTGTGCCCCACCACCGAAACGCTGAGCGGTGCGCTGCGTCTGCGCTCCGCCAGCGAACCCACAGAGACGATCACAGCGGAATACTGGGTGATCTACGGGAAGGAGTAAGCCAATGGCATTAGGACAAGTGAATGTGCCCGGCGCGTCCGGGCAGAAAGCGGAGACCGCCTTGCAGGTGGCGCAGACCGCCAAGAGCGCGGCGGACGCGGCACAGAACAAGGCGACCACCGCAGGCAACACGGCGGACGCCGCCCTGGAGGCCGCCAACGGCGCGGCCACCACGGCAGGCGAGGCCAAGACCACGGCGGACGAGGCCAAGGAGACGGCAGAGGGCGTGGCGGAGACCGCCAGCGAGGCCAAGGAAACCGCCGACGCGGCACAGGAGACCGCCAACGAGGCAAAGACCACGGCGGACAACGCCATGGAGGCCGCACAAAAGGCCCAGGACGCGGCGGACGCCGCAAACCAGGCCGTGACCAAACTGACCAGCAGCATCAACACCGTTCCCAGTCAGAGCGGCGTTTTGACCTACACCGGGTCCGAGCAGTCCCCGGTGTGGAACAGCTTCGATACCGAGAAGCTGGAGATCAGCGGCACCACCACGGCCACGGAGGCCGGGACGTACACCGCGAAATTCACGCCCAAGGGTGACTACGTTTGGGCGGACGACACCACGGAAGCCAAGGAAGTGACCTGGACCATCAGCCGGGCCAGCGTGGCCCTCCCCACGCAAAGTGGG